TGAACACCATCTACTCACGAAAGGGTTAGTCAAACACGAGATTAACCCCTCAACATACGCAAGCCCGAACACCATGCATCACATGCATGTAGCACCTGGTGACCTTGGTCGTGAACATCGTGTCGATCCGGTACCACCCGGCAGTGTAATCGTCGCATTCGACGTGGACCACTTCCTGCCGGATGTCTCCGTGCTTTTAGAACACATGAACCCCACAATTTTATATACTTTCAACCCCATCAACGTGAGTGGGAATGACGGGGATTGTCATTTCACCATCATCGACAACACCGTATCGTATGCGGTTGGCGGCGGTGGGTTGTGGCAACACAAGGTTCATGACTGGTGTCGTGCAGGAGAATACGTGGAATCAGCCATCAGGCCCGCTAGCGGGCTCAGTGGTCTGTGGCAGGGGTTCCTGTCAGCTATCGGCATTGTTAAGGTAGGCGTGCACAAGATACATCATGCACGCCCCTGGCGGAATGCTAAAGACAGGGCCCTCGTCTGGACCATCCCATGCTACACTTACTGGAGGATGGACTTTGTGCCATCCATTCTACGTGGTGTCCGGAGTATCGGGCGTGTCGATTTCAAAGACAGGCTCGCATGTGGCTGGAACCGTATTGAGTTCGTGGATTCTGAAGGAAACATGCAGGTGAGTTTGGGTAGAGAAGGGGAGCAATTATCCACCAGAATTGCTCGTAAGGACCTGGACGTGATACTCTACCAGGCATCCTCACAAGCGGTGGCAACAACACTCATGTCACTAGGCTATCGTGAGGAAAAGAACGCCAGTGCAATGCGGCACATAACACAGTACTTTATGGCCACGAGAAGCACAGGTCCACCTGGCATGGCCGGCCTACAAGGCGAGGCCGGACTTTCAGCATTAGCAAGCGTAAGGTCCCAACAGCTAAGCACAAACGTTAAGGGCTTCTGGCCCGTCAGTTGCATAGGTGACGTTTCTGAGGCAAAGATCAGCGCAAGAGCATTTGCTGCGCCAATAATAGCCGACACTGCCTTGGCCCCCATATTGAACGATTCAGGGGTCATGGCCGAAACCATCGTCCGCCGAGTTAGGGTTGTGGTTAACACACAGGAGCCCTGTGGTGCGAAAGGCGAGAGGTATAAGAAATACATACGTGAGTTTGTTGAATTTGTTGTTCCCAATGCACACCAACTGGACCCAATGACCACCGACGAAGTGTTGGATGCTTTGGACAAACCAAGGCAGAAAGCACTCGTTGAAGGTGTGCTGGATTCACTGAGCGGCCAACCGTCCAGTGACATTCGTTCCTTCATCAAGAATGAGGCAACAAATAAGACACCACGGTTAATTTCCGGCTTCAAGGATATCAGATTTGTCGCACACGTCTCAAAGTTCGCGATTAAGGTGACCAGTGACGTACTGAAACCAAATTGTCCCTGGTATTTCTCGGCGTCCACCCCAACTGCCATTGCAGAAGGGGTGGCATCCTACTTCAAGGTCAACCACGGCCAAGTTTGTGAAACGGATTTCTCGAACATGGACGGGACTATATCACCCTGGTTGTCCTACAATGTGCTAGGCGCTGTGATGAAACGAGCGTTCAAGATCGAACATCACAGTGATATACAGCGCATTGTCAACAGCCTGGTAACAGCCAGTGCAAAGTCCAAACGATTCGGGTTCTCATATGATGCAGGACCCGGGGTCAAGTCGG